AGAATGTATAAAACTCGTATTTTAACAAACGGGTATAAGTGGGAAAAGAAAAAAGAATTATTAGAAATGTTTGATGTTATGATACTAAATACTTACTCTACAAAAGAAGAAACTGCTAGAAGAAAAGAAGCGTTTCCTTGGGCAGATGTAAGATTCTGGGATCAAAGCGTTGAGCCTGATGAGTGGGAAGTTACTCCTATTCAGATACAAAACAGAAATGAATTATTTATGGGATTAAAACAAGAAACAGTACCGTTGCCATGTGCATTGCCTATATCACGAGGCTGGATACATCATGACGGTAGTATTCAACTCTGTTCGAATGACTGGACTGATACCAATATATTTGGTAATATAAAAGAAGATAACTTTTTTGATGTCTGGCATAATAATCCTGTGCTGAAACAGATGAAGATTGATTTAGCAAAGGGAGAAAGAACTAAGTACAAAGTATGTAGTTCTTGTAATAGAAAACCAACAGTAAAAGATTTAACTAGGATTAAAAGAAGATTATATGGGCAAAGGTAGTAAAAGAAGACCTGAGGACTATAACAAGGTATCTCAAGAATGGGATAGAATATTTGGAAAGAAAGAAATGGATATTGAAAAATTAAAACAAAAATTAAAGGAACATATAGTTTGTATAGAGTTTCAATCACTAAAGAGTGGCGATATGAAGAATAGAGAGTATACTCTATCAGAGAAGTATATGAATGTACCCAATCATGTGGCAAAACAAACAGGCGATAAGTTATTGTGCTATGATGTTGAGTTTCAGAGATGGGAAGATATACAAGAAGATACAATCACTAAGTGGACAGTAGTTGAGTAATGTGCGGATTCGTAGGTACAACTAATACACATAATGTAGAACTCATGTTGAGCAAACAAGAGTTCCGTGGGCCTGATGGTAGCAAGTTCTGGAAAGACAAGGAGTTTGCTATCGGGCATTGTTTATTAGATATAAATGGAGAAAAACAGTTTCAACCAATAGAAACACCAAATGGTAATATTATTGCATTTAATGGAGAAATGTATGATGCTACCATACCAAATGATACTATGTGGTTAGCAAATATGTATGAAACCTACGGTAGAAAAGTACTAGAATGGAGTGATTGGCATGGCTCAATAATACATTACAATCCAAAGTCAGGAGATGTTACTTTAGTTCGAGACCACTTTGGTGCAAAACCACTATGGTATTACAAGAAAGGTAAAGATATAGAAGTTTCTACATCACTAAGAAGTTTCTTGACAAAAGAAAGTGATAGAAGAGGCTGGCATATTCATATGAAAACTAAACAATGGTTTGGTAGAGATACACAATGGAACTATATACATAAAGTAGCACCTGGTGAAGTAGTAACCTTAAATATTAAAAAAGGTACAATACGAACAGAAAGTTTATGGAGATACTATAATATAGAATCACATAAGTTACATTTACCTGAATTTAGAGATAAACTAATAGAATCTATTAATAAAGTTGCAAAAAACATACAGAAAACTGGACTGTTTCTTAGTGGCGGATTTGATAGCACTATGGCATTTTCTGCTGTAAAAGATAGTGACTTAGACTTACATATTTATTCTTGTAAGTATGACAAACAGTTAGGCAGACAATGGGATCATGAAGGATTTAGAAGGGAGTTTGGTAAAGCAAAACACACTTGTATAGAGTTCGGATATGATGTAAATGAAGTTATGACATATCCTAATAAAAGATATATGAATCATATGCATTGGATAGAAAAAACACACTATCTATGGGCAGATAAAAATAGAACTTCTCCTAGATACGAAATGTGTAAACAAGCATCGGCAGACGGTTGTAAAGTAATACTAACAGGCGATAGTGCTGATGAGTTGGTATCTGGATATAAACACCATGAGAAAAGATTTGATGATGAGTATAATTTAGAAACTATGGAATTTGTAAAGAAAAAGCATGGTAAGTGGTTTCCTACAAAGTCTTTTGGAGATGATTTAATAAATAATACTTTGTTTCATGATTTACTAACAACATCAGAACAGAACATACTTACAACAGACCAAACTTGTGGTATGTTTGGTATGGAGAGCAGACCTGTATTTCTTACACAATCATTTGTAAAATATATAATGAGTGTGAAGGGTACAGATAAGTTAAAAGACAATCCTGACTACCACCCAGGCGAATGGAAGTGGTTATTGCGTGAGGGTATGAAAGATTATATACCAGAGCATGTAAGACTAAGAGCACAGAAAATAGGGTGGTCTAGTCCGTGGGATAACAACAACGATAAAATTAGAAAAAGAGAACAGATAGAACAGTTAAAATATTTAGAAGAGATGTGTAAGTGAAAGCAGTATTAAGTAATCGTATATATTTAGACGGTAATGAAGATTTATTTCGTGATTTAGAAAACGAACTGACTTACACATTACCTCCTCGTATGCCCCAAGACCCACCTATTGTGATAAAAACAATTCGTCATATTAGAAAAGGTTTATGTTCTATACCTATGGGGAGAGAAGATTTAATCCCAACAAATTACGAAGTAATCGATAAACGGAATGACTTGGAAGTAGAGTTTCCTGAGTTTAAGTTTGATTTACGACCAAGCCAGAAAGCAGTCTATGACGAAGTATATGACAGCAGTATAATTAACGCTTGGGTTAGTTGGGGAAAGACATTTACAAGTTTAGCAATTGCTGGTAAACTTGGTCAGAAAACACTGGTTGTTACCCACACAACCAACTTAAGAAATCAGTGGGAAAAAGAAGTACAAAAAGCCTATGGAATACAAGCAGGGAGAATCGGGTCGGGGAGCTTTGACACCTCATCTCCGATAGTCTGCGGAAACATTCAGACTTTATACCGAAGAATTGATGACATCAAGAAACAATTCGGAACAGTAATTTTAGACGAAATGCATCATGTCAGTAGTCCTACTTTTACTAGAATTATTGATGAAATGCCAGCAAGATATAAAATAGGTTTAACAGGTACTTTACAAAGAAAAGACGGGCGTCATGTAGTCTTTAGAGATTATTTTGGTCATAATGTACTAAAACCACCTAAAGAAAACTACATGATACCTGAAATTCATGTAATAAAATCAGAGATTCGATTCTTAGACGGTTCGTATACGCCTTGGGCAGAACGAATCAATCATCTAACACAGAACTCTGAATATATAAATAGTGTGAGTTTGATTGCGTCCAAGTACGCAGCACAAGGTCACAATGTATTAGTAGTGTCTGATAGAGTAGCATTTCTAAAAAGTTGCTCTAGATTAGTAGGAGATAATGCCACATTTATAACTGGCGAAATGGACTTTACAGAAAGGGAAAAGACTATGAATCAAATTGGTAAAAGTCATAATGTTCTTTTTGGAACACAGAGTATCTTCTCAGAAGGTATCTCACTTAATCAATTGAGTTGTTTAGTACTAGCAACTCCTATTAATAACGAGCCACTACTAACACAGTTGATTGGTAGAGTAATACGAGAGCAGGAAGGCAAGCGTCAACCTGTTATAGTAGATATTCATTTGAAAGGAAAAACTGCTTCAAGACAAGCAAATAATAGGTTAGGTTACTATGTCAAAGAGGGGTATAAGGTCAATGTCTTATAGATTCCGAACTACATACCGCCAAAAAATAGTTCTTGACAGCAGGTTAAAAATTTGTTATAATATATGATATTGTTTAATTGGGAAAAGATACTTCGAGTAAGCAAAGGGAATGTCGGTGACATAATATCGATACTCAGAATAATTACATACAAGTTACCCCCTAAGAACTTTAAGGATAAGACTTTCAAGTTTTACCAACACAACTATGGAGGTAAGTCATTTCTGCTAAATCCAGAAACCTTACTAACAACTGGCAGGTCATTTAGTGATAAAGAAGTTGCAGAATATGTAGGAGTCGCATCATTCCGCAGTTATCCCGACTTTGTCCAGAGAAAAGACTCCACACTAGACCTCCTATATTTGCCGATATCGGAGGACACTATTAACAAAAACAGACTACTTAGGATAGAAGATGGAAAGGTTCATTTTTTATACGAGTAGACATTAACAGGAGAAAGAAATGGCAATTGGATTTAACCAAACTAAAGGTTCTGCTCAAAAGAGCAAAATCGAAACATATAATTACGCAGGTAAAGAAGACCATCAGATAAGACTAGTTGGAGACTTACTCCCTAGATATATCTATTGGATTAAAGGCGAGAACAACAAAAACATTCCTATGGAGTGTTTGTCTTTTGATAGGACTACTGAAACCTTCAACAACAAAGAGCATGACCATGTTCGAGATTTCTACCCTGATTTAAAATGCGGTTGGGCATATGCTGTCCAATGTATAGATTTGTCTGACAATTCTGTAAAAGTTTTAAATCTAAAAAGAAAGTTGTTTGACCAGATTTTAGTAGCGATGGAAGACTTAGGCGACCCAACAGACCCAGAAACAGGGTGGGACGTTGTCTTCAAAAGACTTAAGACTGGCCCACAGGTATTCAATGTTGAGTATCAGTTATCAGTTCTTAAATGTAAGAAAAGACCATTGACAGAAGATGAGCAAGAATTAGTTGCAGAACTTAAATCAATGGACGATGTTCTTCCTAGACCTACAGCGGACGCTCAACTAGAATTGTTGAGAAGAGTAACATCTGACGGTGGCGATGCCCCTGAAGAAGTATCAGAGGAGTTTGACGTATCATGATTGGAGTAGGTGAATACTTCCCATATTTTGAATTACAGGGTGTAGACTCTGAAAATCATATGGGAACTGTAAGTAGAGATGATTTTGAGGATTGGAAAGTATTTTACTTTTACCCAAAAGATTTTACTTTTATTTGCCCAACAGAGATTGCAGGTATGGATATGCTTATATCAGAAGCATCAGTCTGTGGTTTTAGTGGCGACAACGAGTTTTGTAAACTTGCTTGGAAGAAAGATAACGAACTAATAAGCGGTATCAATCATACACTAGCAGCAGACTGCGGACTACCTTTATCATCTGAACTAGGAATAGTTGCAGAAGATGGAGTGTGTTATAGAGCAACTTATATTGTTGACCCAGACGGGATTATCCAGCATGTATCAGTAAACGCTCTCGATACAGGAAGAAACGCAAGTGAAGTTCTAAGAACTTTACAAAGTCTAAAAGCAGGTGGACTCACAGGTTGTGAATGGCAACCAGGAGAAGACTTCGTAGCATGATTTTATTTACTGCCGACTGGCATATAAAATTAGGTCAAAAGAATGTGCCCATTGCTTGGGCATGTTCTCGTTACGAACACTTTTTTGAACAGATTTATAATCTGGAAAAGAAAGTAGACTTGCACATCATAGGTGGGGACTTGTTTGACCGAGTCCCTTCTATGGACGAGTTGACACTCTACTTTGACTTTGTAAAAGGTGTTAGTGTAGAAACTATTATATTTGATGGTAATCACGAGGCAACTCGTAAGAACAAAACATTTTTTACAAATTTAAAAAGAGTTACAGAAGAACTCAATCCTTTAGTACAAGTTGTAGATACTACATGGTACTTAGGAACAGAAGGTAAAGCTGCAATACTTCCGTATGCAGACTTACATAAAAAGAAAAGTATAGAAGAAATAGAAGATACCGTAGAGTATCTATTTACTCATGTTCGTGGAGAGATACCACCTCATGTAGTACCCGAAGTAGATTTGACTAGATTTGATAGATTCAAGACTGTTTTTGCTGGAGACTTACATGCTCACGAGAATACTCAAAGAAATATTGTGTATCCAGGCAGTCCAATGACAACCTCGTTCCATAGGAATGAAGTCAAGACAGGCTATCTACTTATTGATGAAAATTATGACTGGACATGGCATGAGTTTAATCTGCCACAGTTAATTAGACAAACCGTATCAGACCCAGACGAGATGGTGCAAACAGATTGGCACCATACTATTTATGAGTTAGAGGGTGATGTTCAAGACTTAGCAAAAGTAAAAAATTCAGATTTGCTAGATAAAAAAGTAGTAAAACGAGAAGTAGAGGCTAGACTTAACTTAACAAGTGAGATGACTATTGGGGACGAGTTAGTATTATATTTAAAAGAGATACTAGGTCTTGATGATGATAAAATAAAAAACATAATAGGAGTATTTAATGATTATTCTACAGAAGTTAAAATGGGATAACTGTTTTTCTTATGGAGAAGGCAACGAGTTAGACTTAAGTAAGTCTACTCTCACTCAGTTAGTTGGAACTAACGGTGTAGGTAAGAGTTCAATCCCTCTCATATTAGAGGAAGTTTTATTTAATAAGAATAGTAAAAATGTTAAAAAGGCTGACATCGCGAACCGATACATCGGTAGCGGTTATAATATCAGTTTATCTTTTACAGTGGACTCTGATGAATACTGTATCTCAGTTGTAAGAAGAGCCACACTAAAATGTAAACTCACGAAGAATGGCGAAGATATTAGTTCGCATACTGCCTCTAACACTTATAAAACACTACTAGAAATTTTAGGCATAGATTTTAAGACCTTCACACAATTAGTATATCAGAATACAAATGCTAGTTTACAGTTCTTAACAGCAACAGATACCAACAGGAAAAAGTTCTTGATTGATTTGTTAAAGTTAGAAGAATATGTAGATTACTTTGAAGTATTCAAGGAAGCAACAAGGGTAAACTCTCACGAAGTTACCAGCGTTAACGCATCACTTGGTACTATTGAGAAATGGTTATCAGACAACAAACTTGAGGATACTAGTCTACTATCAAAAATGGATTTACCAAAAATGTCGGAAAAAGACGGAGAATCTTTACAGAAGTTATTAGTAGAGTTTGAAAATATCTCGGAAAAGAATCGAAAAATTAACGACAACAATTTTCTGAGAGAACAAATGCAATCCATAGATTTTCAAAAATATCAGAATGATTTGAAAGTCTACCCTGAACTAGAAGATGTTTCACAGAAACTTAGTTCAAAAGGAGCATGGTCTGGAGAGGGTACAGCAGAACAAAAGATGATAGAGAAGTATGAAAAATTACTATCTACACAAAATCATATATGTCCTACTTGTGAACAAGAAATTGATATAGAGTTTATAAATCAACAACTTGAACAGCATAGAGACAGTATGAATTATATTTATAAAGAAGTGGCAAAACTAGAGGCACAAATAGAGGAGATACAAAGTCATAATGAAATACATAGGGAAGCAACCAAAAAAGTCAAAGAATACGAAAGGCTTGCAGCCTCCATTGACCTTAACCTCCCAACACAAGTTATTAACAGAGAAGAACTTGGTGTTAAGATTAAAGAACTTCGTGAAAGGATTGCCGCTGATAGGGAGGCTTTGGAGGAAGTCGTAGAAGAAAATGAGAGAAGAGAAAGACATAATACGAGAATTAGTATTGTACAGGAGCAAACTGAACAATTCGAGAAAGAGGCTGATGAGCTCACAAGTAGACTTAACCGTTGTGAGGATAAACTATCGGTTCTTGAGATACTTAAAAAAGCATTTTCTACCAACGGACTCCTCGCATACAAAATTGAATCACTAGTAAAAGAACTAGAACTACTAACAAATGAGTATTTGGCAGAGTTTAGTGACGGTAGATTCAGTATCAATTTTGTTGTAGAGAACGATAAGTTAAATGTCGAAGTATCTGATAACGGAAACATTATTGATATTCTTGCTTTATCAAGTGGAGAACTTGCTAGAGTAAATATCGCAACACTAGTTGCAATACGAAAACTCATGACTTCTATTTCACGAAGTCAAATAAATGTACTATTTCTAGACGAGGTAAATCAAGCCTTAGATGAAGTAGGTAAAGAAAAAGTCGTAGAAGTATTAATGAAAGAAGAAAATCTGAATACATATATGGTATCTCATGGTTGGACACACCCATTGCTACACAAAATCGAAATAACAAAAGAAGAGAACATATCGTCACTTAGCGAATGAAAATACTAATATTCGGTCTGCCAGGTTCTGGCAAGACCACTCTCGCTTCAGAACTTGCATATAAGTTTAGAGTGCCACATTATTGTGCAGATACAATTAGAGAGTTTCACAATGACTGGGACTTTTCCGAAGAAGGTCGATTACGACAATTTCATAGAATGAATTTTGAAAACTGGGGTATCCTAGATTTTGTCTGCCCTAAAAAAGAGTATAGACGCAGATTACAAGCAGACTATACTATATTTATGGACACGATTGAAGAAGGACGGTACGAAGATACTAATAAACTATTTGAGTACCCAGACCCTAGCGAGTATGACATAAGGATTGAAGAATGGATTGGACTAAACCAACTGCAATGCTCTTGGGAAGGTATCAGCCCTGGCACAAAGGCCATAGAAAGTTACTTAAAAGAGCACTTACCAAGACTGGTCAAGTAGTAATATTATTAAGAAAAGCAGACAGCTCCCCAAGTAACCCTTACGGTTTCTGGGAACGAAAAGAAAAAATACTTCTTGACATAAAGGATAAAAAGTGGTATAATAGTAATACTATTGAGATTATAGAAGTGCCAAACATCACCAATATAGTATATGGTCGTGATGTTGGTTACAAGATAGAGCAGGAGCATTTTAGTAAAGATATAGAGGAGATATCTGCTACTGCGATTAGAAATGGATTCACACAAGAAGACAATATTAAAAACAATTAGTTGGAGGATAGTAGCAACATGCATTACATTCACAGTAGGTTACACAATATTTGGAAGTGTAATCGGAGCCACAGCCCTAGCGGGTGTGGATACGGGAATAAAGATTGTTGCATATTACCTACACGAGAGAACATGGAACAATTATGAAAGTTGAAATATACAGTATACCAAACTGCCCAGCGTGTAAGAAAGCACTTGCACTTGCTACAAATCACCAGTCAGTATATGACACAACATACAACATCATGGGTAAAGATTTTGATGCCTCTGATGTAAAAGTGTTATTCCCTACGGCAAGAACTTTCCCACAGATTGTGGTGGACGGAAAGCCTATCGGCGGATTTATTGAGTTGGACAAACTACTTGCTGGCATACCGACATAATGGTTAACAGCAGAAGAAAAGGTCACGATGCAGAACTAAAAGTAGCAGGTATGCTGCATCGTCTTACAGGAGAGACCTTCACACAGACACCTGGCTCAGGTAGTGGTAAAGTGAAAGGTGACCTGATGGTGCCACATAAACATAATCTATTTACTATTGAAGTAAAACATTATCGTGATATGGCATTTAATCATAAAATATTTACCCAAAAGAGCAACACCTTTGTTGGGTGGTGGTCAAAACTTTGTAAACAAGCAGAACTTATGCAACAAGAACCTCTGCTAATATTCAAAGAAAACTACTCACAATGGTATGTGGCAACGACAAGAAAGCCACTTTACAAAAAACATATGTACTTTAACTGGTTAGGTTGCTATGTGCTACCTGCAGAAAAGTTTTTAGAAACACAAAAATTGGAGTTTACGAATGGCGATATCATTTATGAACCATGGAAAGCCGACCCCGAATGGGAACTTGTTGATTGTTGATGGACTCAACCTGGCTTTTAGATGGAAACATCAGAACAAATTAGACTTTGAACATGACTATGTAAGAACAGTTGAAAGTCTAGCAAAGTCTTATAACTGCGGAGAGATAGTCGTATTAGGCGATGGCGGTAGTGATTACCGTAAAACTATCGACCCTGAGTATAAAGCAAATCGTGCCGAAAGGTACAAAGACCAAACACCTGAAGAAGAGGCAGAGTTCCTTGAGTTCTTACAGGAGTTTGGTGTAACAATGAAGAACTTGAAAAGTAAAGGCTATCTTACTATCAAGTACAAAGGAGTTGAGGCTGATGATATAGCAGCCGTGATAGCAACTAATAGAGAGGAGTTAGGTCTTGAAGAGATTTGGCTTATCTCATCAGATAAAGACTGGGACTTACTGATAACTGAAAATGTCAGTAGGTTTTCTACAGTCACAAGAAAGGAAACAACACTAGACAACTGGGACGAACACTATGACTTTGACCCCTCTTACTATTTGACTTTCAAATGTTTGACAGGAGATAAAGGTGACAATGTTCCAGGAGTTACAGGTATTGGACCAAAGAGGGCAACTCAATTAATAGAACAGTATGGAGATGTATTTGACATCATGAGTACACTTCCTATTGAAAGTAGATACAAGTTTATGCAAAACTTAAATGAGTTTGGTGCAGATAGACTTGCTACTAATATTGAGTTAATGGATTTAACATATGATGTCGACGCTGCCGTATTAGGGCATAGTCAAGATATTTTAAGATTAGTGGAGAATTATGTCAGTAAAAATTGATTACAGTAAAGATAGTCTTTTAGATGAGTTTGCAATAGCAACTCTCAAAGACAGGTATATGATTCCAGGCGAAGAGTCGCCTCAGGAAGCATTTGCTCGTGCTGCAGAGACATTCGCAGATGACGATGCTCATGCACAGCGTTTGTATGATTATGTAAGTAACCTTTGGTTTATGTTTGCAACTCCAGTACTATCAAATGGTGGTACTAGAAGAGGCTTGCCAATAAGTTGCTTTCTTAACTATGTAGATGACAGTAGAGAGGGTATAACAGACCACTTTACTGAAAATGCATTTCTATCATCTTTTGGTGGTGGTATTGGTGGATATTGGGGTCATGTCCGTTCTTCAGGAACTAAGACATCGAAAGGCTCTGAGTCTACTGGTGTAATACCATTTGTAAAAGTCGTAGATGCAGAAATGCTTGCTTTCTCACAGGGTGTAACCCGTAGAGGAAGTTATGCAGGGTATCTCGATATAGACCACCCAGAGATTGAAGAGTTCTTAGATATAAGAAAACCAACAGGCGGAGATACAAACCGTAAGTGTCTAAACTTACATCATGGTATTGTAATTACCGATAAGTATATGGAACTTATACATAGAGCAACAAAAGAAGAAGGATTTGATGATAGTTGGGATTTAGTTGACCCACATAGTGGTGAGGTAACAAAGACAGTATCTGCTCGTGCATTATGGGTAAAGATACTACAAAACAGAATGGAAACAGGAGAGCCATACATTATGTTTGGTGATGCTGTAAATTCTGAACTACCTGACTTTCAGAAAAAGAAAGGATTGAAAGTACATCAAAGTAATTTATGTTCTGAGATTACACTTCCAACAGATGAAGAAAGAACAGCAGTATGTTGTCTTTCTAGTGTGAACTTAGAGTATTATGATGAGTGGAAAACTCATGGTGCTTTCATTCCTGATTTAATTCGTATGCTTGATAATGTGTTAACTCACTTTATTAAGAACGCGCCAGAGCAACTACATAAAGCAAAGTTTAGTGCTATGAGGGAGAGAAGCATAGGACTTGGCGCTATGGGATTTCATGCTTACTTACAGAAGTCTAGCATACCATTTGAGAGTGCAATGGCGACCGCTGCTAACCTAGAGATGTTTCAACACATAAAGGAATCAGCACAGAAAACAACGAGAGAACTTGCCGTTGAAAGAGGGGCATGCCCAGATGATGATTCTTGCACAGTAAGAAATGCACATCTATTAGCAATCGCTCCTAATGCAAGTTCAAGTATTATCTGTGGTAATACATCACCAAGTATAGAGCCATTCAGAGCAAATGCTTATACACAGAAAACAAAGTCTGGGTCTAATCTAGTAAAGAACAAGTTTCTTGAAGCAGTATTAGAAGAGCATGGAAAGAATGATGATGAAACTTGGAGAAGTATCATTACAAATAAAGGCAGTTGTCAACATCTTGACTACCTTACACAATGGGAGAAAGATACATTTAAGACTGCCGTAGAAATAAATCAAGGCTGGGTAATAGAACACGCTTCAGGTAGACAACCAATGATATGTCAATCACAGAGTGTGAATCTATTTTTCCCACCTGATGTAAACAAAGGGGAGTTGCACAATGTACACATGGTGGCTTGGGCAAAAAACCTTAAAACTTTATATTACCTACGCTCCGAGGCAATATCTCGTGCAGATAATGTTTCAAGCGTTGCTAAAAGAGAAATAATTTTTGAAAACCAAGATTGTTTAAGTTGTGAGGGATAAATGAACTTACTAGAAGAAAGAGAATACTACAAACCTTTTAGTTATCCGTGGGCTTTTGAGAAGTACAAAAGGCAACAGCAGATGCATTGGCTTCCAGACGAAGTACCACTACAAGATGACATAAAGGATTATAACCAAAAACTGACTGATGATGAAAGACTATTGATAGATAATATTTTTCGTTTCTTCACACAGGCAGATGTTGATGTGTGTTGTGGGTATGCAAAGCATTACTTACCAACATTCAAGCAACCAGAAGTAAGAATGATGCTTGTGAGTTTTGCTGCGATGGAAGCAGTACACCAAGAAGCATATTCTTTACTACTAGAAACTTTAGGTAAATCAGATGATATGTACCAAGAGTTTTTTGATATACAAGCGATGGCTGATAAACATGAATATCTAACTGATTTCAATATGAAAACAAAACATGATATGGCAAAGACTATGGCAGTCTATAGTGGGTTTACAGAAGGAGTGCAACTATTTAGTAGTTTTGCGATACTTCT